GGGTAACATATCACAAAATGTCTTGTAAGATAATACTACATCACCTGGTACTTTTCTACGAATATTTCTACTATTAAAAAGTACTATAAACTCTATATCCATATTTTTCAAAGAATTGTTTCTAAAACTTTCAAACTCATTCCACTCATCGTATAACTCTGTAATTTTATAAAACTGGGCATCATTTATTCCGTGTGGAATATAAGTACAATCCCAATCTGTTCTTGGTTTCTTTACTGCACAATTATTAACTATGTTCCAAGTTTGTTTAGATAAATTCATAATCAAATCACAAGACTCATAAAAGAATTGATTGTACATAGGATATGGTAAATCATCCCATACATTATAATAAAAAATAGGCATCTGCTGCCTAATTTCATGTTCCATTTGATATAACCAGCTCCAAAATCTTGGGTCGGTGTAATGTAAAATTGCATCTGGTTTTTCATCCGCAATTATATCTCGTATAAGTTCTTGATTGCCATAACCACTAACAGGAAATACCTTCAAATAAGCATCTTTTATTCCTGTGTCTTTTTGAAGTTCTTCACTTAAATCAACAAGCTTCCCCTCTTCTGGATGATTAATAGCTCCACCTATCTGAAACCAATCGTAATGATCTAATGTTCCAAATACAACTTCCCGTGAAACCGTTCCAACTCCAGATGACATTCTTAAATCATCAGACATCAATAAAATTTTCCGTTTAGACATAGTAACCTCTTCTATTTAAATAAGTTTAATCGTTCAATAACTCTTTATTTTTAGACACCCTATTAGATTTAAGACTGCCATCATCATCAAATTTGGCTCTTAAAGTTTTTAATGTATCTTCAGCTACAGCTAATCTTTCCGACCACTTTACAAGCTCTTCGAGAATTTCTGAATGTTCTCCTATTCCAACTGTATCTTGAAGGTAAGTTTCCAATGTAGCTTCGGCTTCTGTTTTTTTAGCTTCCCAATAATCTAAGGTTGCTTTTAACCATCTATTCATTATTTTAATTCCTATCGTTTTTGTTAAAATCTACTGCCACTAGTTGTTAAATTATCATATTCATGAATTTTCTCTCTATATTCTTTGTCTTTAACATATAAATCCATAGTTCTATTAACAAGTTTTTGGAGAGTAAATTCGTATGTTATACCAACCGATTTAAAGTTCTTATATAACTCTTCTAAAACCTTAACCGTAGTCAGCTTAGTAATATCCATATTTTAAGTCTCCGATATATACATATATATCAATTTAATTTATTATTACAACCTTTTTATTCATTCTCTTAGCATGTCCAACTGTATTCATTGTACCCCTAGATTCTTCTCCCGATGGAATGAATGCAACAATAACATCACTATATTCTGCTATTTGTTTATTTCTTTTAAAAAAATTGCTTACATAATACCGTTTTCCATAATTTTTTTCATTCAGTACACAATGCATATTATAAGAATAATGAGCTGGTGGGAATTCTCTATATGTAATTCCAAATTCAAGTGCAAACTTCTTAGCATAACCATCAGCTCCTAATGGTTGACCACCACTCACAACTTCTACCTCATCTCCAAACTTTTCTTTTAAATTAAATACAAAATCTTTTATTTTTCTTTTGTTGGTATATTTTCTACTGCCTACTATTCCGACTTTATTCATAATCATTCCTTATACAAATGTATTCTTAATAATTATTCCTCCATTTACTTGTATTATGCATAATCATTTCTTTTCTGAACTTTTTTAGGTGGTTTCGGTGATATTGAAAATTTAGCAGCTTTATAATATTCTTCCAGCCCGTTCAACAAATCTTCAATATCATTTTCAGCATAGATATATTGAAATCTAAAACGATGTTTTGGGTCGCTATCCCAAAAATTTACAATATTAAACCACGTAAATTCACTACACCCTTGAATATTACTTGTTTTAATCTTTGTTTTATAATGTAAACTCCCTTCCCACTTCTTTATAAATTTTCTCAAAATGTCGTGTGAAATATCTTTATCTTCTTCATACCACAAATATAATATAAATGGAAACTCTAAGTCATCCCAAATTGAACTTATCTTATTCATAACTTCTTTTTCTCTTTCAGTTCCAATAAAATCTGATAATTTCAATCTAACTGACAGTTTTATTTGACTATTGAAGTTTCGATACATAACTATCTCCTGTAATAACTTGCATCACATAACTCTGGCATTTCTCTAAACTCACAAAACCTACAATTTTTCTTAGATGCTTCTTTTCTATAAGTATGTTCCATATTATATTGTCCATCATCAGTAAAACACTCTTTGATAAATTCACTTAATCTTTTAACAGATTTATTTAAACTTGGAGTTCCACTTGCTGGAGAAAATTGTTGAACTCTTTTTTGTGGAAAAGATACATTTTCATATAATTTTCTCTTTACTATAAAAAACTCCACATCAATTCTATTAATAGGAAAATCAAATTGTTTTGAATAAAACTGTTTGTATAATAATAATTGATCTGTTTTGTTCCTATCTTTTTTTACATATTTATTCCATCCCATAGTAGAAGTTTTAATATCATAAATTTTCAATCTACTTTCAGCTGAATCAAATAGAATTAAATCTATAAACCCTCTAAATTTTATATTTCCAGGCAACTCATAATTAATAGCTATTTCCGTTCCAAGTAGCTCATAACCCCTTTTTTGAAAATACTGCCCTCTGCGACTAACAAACCATTTTAAAAAGGATATTCCATCAGAATAAAATTCTGCCATATCTTGTCTATTACAACATTCTTCTCCAGAATCCTCTTTAATTTTCAAAAAATTCACCTTCATTCTATTTTCTAACATAGACTCTAAATTTAAACTATCTGCTTTCTTTGCAGTTTCTGTGTACATAACAGTAAGATATTTCTGTAATACTTCATGCATACTTGTTCCAAATAGAGTATGTATATTTCCAATAAATTCTCTATGCTCATCAACGTAATTCAGTTTCCACCGATGAGGACAATGAGCCCATTGTGAAAATTGGCTATATGATATTACTTTCCCCATTTTCCACTTCTAACTATTCTTGCCATAATACTATAATTTGTTAAATCTTGAAACGAATCCTTTACAGATTCCGTAACCCCTTCTCTATCTGACTTCACAGTTAAATTTATTAACCTATTAACCTTATCATTTATTCTCACTACCAAACCAGTTGTAGACAATTTAACATCTTCTTCATTTTCTAATGTAGTTCCCATTGCAATATTTGAAGGACCGTAATCATATTGTTTTTTACAAAACAAGTTATAATCCTCACGTTGTAATCTCTTAAACTCACGAGTCATTGTTGGGTAATTTAATTCCAAATGTTCAGTCGGACTTAAATTTTCCTTTTTGACTTTCTTTTTTGGATAAGATTTCTTCTTACTACTTTCTTTTATAACCTTCACTATTTACTCCTTTTTAAAAACAAAAATTGGCTCATATTTATATCCAGCTCCCATAACCGAAGATAAAGTTAATTGGAGAGTTTCTTCTTGTTTAAATCCTAGTTCTTTAGAAATTTTAACAGTTTCATCTTCTATAAATTTATACTTTGATGTATTTGCGATATTATACAACATATAACCGCCTTTTTTCAGTCCATAATGACAATTCTCTATAGTCTTTTTCAAAAACCCATTTATCCATTCATTTTTTGTAGGAAATTTAATAAAACTTTGTGACTTTTCCAAGCTATATTTTTCCGTATCAAAATACGGGGGTGATGTAAAACAAAGATTGAGAGATTCTTTTTGTGGTAAAAACTCTTCACTTCCTTTTTTATAAATATCAACTTTCTTATTTAGATATGTAAAATCTTTTTTCATTTCCAATAAACCATTATATGTCCTCGTGGCAGGTTCAGTTCCAATATAATGTTTAGTATTTGATGATGCAAGAAACCCTAATAACCTTCCACCCCAACCACTTGACATATCTCTTATAACTCCATCACCACCATACTTCTCATAAATGAGTTTGGCTGCTGTCGGTCTAAAATTAGATACTGATTGAGTGCCTGTATATATTTTAAGTGATTGTCGTAGCCTATTTTCACGAAATACATTTCTTTCCACTTCTAACTCTTCATCATTACCATGTTTCATTTGCCACTTCCAGGCCTTTCTAATTGTAGATTTAAAATTATCATCATCATTAAAAATTTCCATAGGACTTTTCATTGAATTTCCACATTTAATTTCCCAAAAAAATGGAAAGTATGACCAAGCTAATCTTAAACAGTGCATAGTCTGAATAATTTGATTATCTATAAAAATGGTATTAACATCGAACTTCCTAAGTTTCTTCATATGTTGATGCTTTTCTTGTTCTGTTATTCTATAATGTGGGAATCCATGCCTTCGATAATAATTGAAAATTACTTCAACACCATAATCTATATTTATAGTATTTATATTATTTGTAACCTTATAAAATTCCAAATCTTCTTTATCATAATCTGTAAATTTAGATAGAACTTCATAATCAACTTGATTCATCTCAAATTTAAAATTTCAATTTGTTTTGGATCAGTTCCATAACTTTCAACGAGTGAATATAACTCTGCCTTTCCCTGTTCGGTCATATAATATCTATCAAGATATTCTCCTGATTCTAAATTACTGACACCATAATGTTTTGAAACTAATTCAAGTAACCACTGTGGATATTCCATCTCTTTTCTCCCTTTAACATAACGAAGCCACTGTTTCCCTTTTGGTAAAATATCAATATACAATCTGTATAAATTTTCTGGTGGTATTGGATATTTCTGAATTTCATTTACAAAATCTACCCATTCCATCTTCATAGATAAGAAACGATTTATCATATAATTTGACCAAGTTTTCTTATCTCCCTCTGTTAGAAATTCCCAATAATTTTTATTCTGAATCTCCGTCAGATTTTTTAGGTGATGAAACAGATTCTTGCTTTTTATCTTCTTTTTTTGGTTTATCTTCTTTTGATTCTGGTTTTTTCTTATAATCGGTTTCATAAAATCCTGATCCTTTAAATATAACTGCCGGTTTTGAAATTTTCCTTTTCATTTCAGTTACTACTTTTTCAATACTATAAAATGGTAAACGTTTTAATTCTACACAGTTAGGGCACTCTGGAGCTTTATCATTTATTTTCTGTAAAACTTCTTCTTCATGTCCACAATTAGGACAAACATACTCATAAATCGGCATCCTCAGTCTCCGTTAGATTTTTGAACATATCCAGAATTTCTCCACAACTACCACAAGAATAAACTTGAACTGGAACTATAGCTTCTTGTCCATTCGGTGAAAGTATAGGAGATATTCTCTTAATAATATATGTAAGAAGAAATACATTGTTATTGCACTCTTTACAT